TAAATTAGCAGATGCAGGATTTGATGCTTCAATGTCTGCTACTGCTACTCGTAATATTCTTCTAAATTTAGCCGATACAAACGGGGTACTTGCCAAGTCGTTAGGTGGCCCTGTGAGAACATTACCTGAGTTGGTCGCTGGATTGCAAAAATTGAAAGAGCAGGGAGTAGATTTGAATAGTACTCTTGAAATGACAGATAAACGAAGTGTCGCAGCTTTCAATGCTTTTTTAACTGCTGCCGATAAAATAGTCCCTTTAAGAGAACAGATTACTGGTGTTGATGGCGAACTTGCTGATATGGCTCATACTATGGAAGATAATGTAAAGGGGGCTATTAACTCTTTATCTTCCGCTTGGGAAGCTCTTATGTTGACTTTTTACAACTCACGAGGAACAATGAAAGGTATTTTGGACTTTCTAGCGCGTGGTGTTCGTAATACAGCAGAACAGTTTAAATCATTAGAAGAAAAAGAGCAGGAAGCAATACAAAATGCAATAAGAAATCAAAGAGAACTCTCTTCAGAGTTCAAGATTGAAGAAAGGTATATTAATGAAATCAAGGAAGCTTGGCAGGGGTATATGGATTCAGGTATGAGTTCTACTGAAGCATTCCGGAAAGCTGTTGATGAAAAGAAAGAATATTTGAATCAAGAAATTGCAAAATATGATGAGACAGCAAATAAAGCTGAATTATATTATAAACGTACTACTAAAGCGATGCAGGATAGTAATATGTTTACTCGTGCTCAATCAGGTGTTTCCTTGTCTGACTATGAAAAACGTAGGAATATTCAGTTTGGAATGTGGGCTGAAGCTGAAAAAAGTAGTGAAAAATATAAATATATCCTTGAAAATGTGGAAGCGTATGAAGAAGATTATATTTCAGAACATACTAACAAGGTCAATAGTACCAAAATTCTAACAGATAAAGAAAAACGTGAACAGGAAAAAGCAGTTAGGGAGAAACAGAAGATTCGTGAAACTTATCAGGAATCAGAACTAGCTCTTATGGATGAGGGACTGGAGAAAGAACTTGCTAAAATTGGCTTAGCGTACTCAAAGAAGATTGCTGCTGTTAAGGGTTATAGTAAAGAAGAAATCGCTACTCGACAGAATTTGGCGAAAGAAATGCAGGATAAATTAGATGAATTCTCTATTAAGTATAATTCTGACCGTGAAAAGAAAGATGTTGAGAACGCTCTTGCTGTTGTAAAAAAGGGGTCCCAGGAAGAACTTGATTTGAAATTGCACCAGTTGGAGTTGCAACGTGAAGCAGAAATTGATGCAGCGGAGAAAACAGGTGAAGATGTTTTTCTCATTGACGAAAAATATATAAAAAAGAAACAAGAACTTTACGAAAGACATGCATCCGATCAGGTACAATTAATAGCAGAGAATGCAGCGCATGAGCAGGAAATCCGAGATGCTGCATATGTTATGGATACGCTTGCTCTTAAAAAACAGTTAGCTTCTAAGGAAATAACCCAGCAAGAGTATGCAGAACTTGAGTATCAGTTAAAATTAGATTATGTACGTAAAACCTCGGAAGCTGCCATTGACGCTTTGGAATCCGAACTTGCTACTGCCAACTTGAGTACGGACAAAAGGGAGAAACTTGAGGAGAAACTTGCAAAATTGAAAGCGGACCTTGCCCAAAAAGAAGCAGAAACAGAAATAGATGCTATCAATAAAGTTACTAAAGCGGATAAGAAAGCACAGAAAGAACGTCAGAAGAACTTGAAAAAATGGCTTCAAACTGCATCTCAAGCTGTGGGAGCTATTGGAAACTTAGTCTCTTCTATTTATGATGGTCAGATTCAGAAAATAGAAGAAGAGCGGGAAGCTAATGAGGAAAAGTATGATGAGGATATTGAACGAATTGAGAATCTGGCAGAGTCTGGAGCTATATCCGAAGAGGAAGCGGAAGCGCGTAAACGGGCAGCAAAGGATCAGACAGAAGCCAAGAATAAGGAGTTGGAAAAACAAAAGCAAGAGATTGCCCATAAACAAGCTGTTTGGCAT